GGGAGATGTACTTTTTCTTTTCGAAGAAACTGTTACAACCTCAGGGGTCGTTGACAGGAGTGCCTCCTCAAGTGGAGATAGCCCAACGTCGTTAGGCATGTCTTTCACTGAGAAGTCCGTAAAGAGGTCCAGATGGGTCAGAACTTCTGAGAACGTCTTCATTTGACGAACCCAGAGTTTCATACCATCCACCTCCTTTGGGGTCCGATCTGGGACCAGGCATTCGAGTTTATCGAATGTTGGTAAACGAGGTAGCACGGATTGCATCCGAAGCGTTTCGTAAACCACGGTCATTGGCGACGCCAACAGATCAGGTGACTCTGGATCAGCTCTCACGAGTTTTTCCATTGCCGCCTCCGCAAAGTAAAGAACCTCACTAATCTTCTCGATGAGAAGAGGTCGTTTGAGTTCAATAGTTCGCACGGGTAACTCCTTCATAGGTGGAACTCCGCGGCCACGCCCCCTTCGAGGCCTGACCGAATTCGCACGTCCGAGTGCGGCCTTCTTGATAAGAAGACCAATCGTACGTGGGTTATCGACAGGACTCTCGAACCAGGGATCATAAAAGTCAAGGAGTACGGGCCATATGGCCTGTGACCAAGATTCCATGGTCCCCCGGCTAAACCGGCTGTCAGCTGGTTTCGGGAGGGATAGCCATTGTTCATCCTGTCCACTTACAATCTGCCAGTTATTGGTAGAAAGTTCGTGAGGCAAGGGAACAACGCCGGAGGATTCCATCCTCGCTCTCCAATTGCTCCACCGGATCGCGGCCGTCTCAGCGATACTGAGATCCTTCTTTAGCATAGCAATGATACGACGTAACATTGCGATACTAATTAGGGTCTCTGTCTCATTGAAGACAGCCAAGTTCCGGTCGCTCAACTGGTTCTCATCTCGGGCTAACACCTGAACCTTATTCTCAATTGAGAGTAAGAAAGGTAAAAATCCCGACTCTTGAACTCCCATCCGAGATAAAATCTTGGATCCGAGTCCAAAGGCACTGATGAGGGCCGCTTGAGCTACTCTTCCCAATTTCCCTTTTGCAAACTCCTTGACAGATCGCAAGTAATCTCGCTTTCGGCAAAGAAGTCGCAACAGACGAGCGGTTGTTGGTTTATCACCAAGCCAGCCTCGTGAAACGGCACGAAGTGCCATCTCAACTCGCTGGGCGCAAGTCTTCACTGAGAGCTCTTCTTTTAAGCTCATCGGTGAAATGTTGACGCCATCAAGATAAACTTGAGAAGCGAAAACAAATAACTTGCCTTCCAGAGTCTTGGAATCGGATATTGGAATTTGTAGCGAAGAGCAGACTGTCCGGTAGCTAGCAGCCACCAAACAGTTTCCGGTTACATTGTCATCACCGAGAACCCTGTAATCTTGAAAAGTTACAGGGTCCAGCCCTGCCTCCTTGGCTGAAAACAACTCGAGTGCATGGTGCACAAGAGCCATTGACGCCCAAGAAGAAAGGGTTCCCATCGGCTGACCCCGAGAATACTCGACTAGAGTACCTCGGAGTCTCGGCTGTACTAATGGTTGAAAATCTTCTCCATCAGATGGGATCCGGAACCAACGATCAGTCAGAAGAGCTATCCATAGCTCGACTGTCTCCTCTTTCCAGATGCCTAAGAATAAGGCCCTGTAGAGCTCGATTGGGATCATATCCGTCGCCGACTTTAAGTCGATACTGTAGTGCTTCGCAGCGTGCGAAGTACTACGCGAATATGTTCGGAGGGCTTCCTCCTGATTGAATG